CTCCTTGTTTTCAATTTTATTATTTTATTATTTTATTTAAAACTATTTTATTATTTTATTTAAAACTATCGTATGTTAGTGGAGCCCAAAGAACTTCGCCCTTTGGATTTTTATTTCCACTATAGTATATAGTATACTCGATATCTACATATTTGTCAAGCACTTTTTTAATCTGTGCTTCTTGAGTTCCTATTAAACTGTTTGGATCATCTGATCCAACTCTTAATCTTTTTGTTTCTTTTATATTATCATATGCATTAGTTCCTGCATAGATGTTCTGATAAGTATCTGGTATAAAGTTCCATACAGAATCAAACCCTAGAAGACCTATTTTATCAAACCCCATTATAGAAGCTTGAGCCATAGCATTAGATCCACAAAAGAAATTAACACTAAATCCCGGATCATCTTCTGAACCTTTCATGTTTGTTACCTGCCAATCTGGATCAACACCCAACACATGAATTTGTAAATCATTTGCAGGGTCTTCTGACAATCCGAATATCTGTATATGTTCATGATTGTCTATATCCGATTCTTCTATCCGATACTTCTGTTCTTTAAAGGGTTGTAATAATGTATCTTTAAATTCTTTTGGAATAGGATCCCAATCCGGAAATATACACTTGTTGTCTTTTGGATATCCGGTTCTACAAATCTCTTTAATGATAGTGGCATCACCTGACAATAAATAATCAGGAGTAAAATCTCTGTACAATGCGTTACAACCAAATGTTGTTCCTTCAAGTTCCGATAAATGTAATTCTTTCCTAGAAGGTCCGTTACCTATGATGTATGCTGTAGCCATATTCCTTCTAATATTGTGTGTAGTTTCTTCTGTTGTAAATCTAAGAAAGGAGCTAATCTATCTAGTCTCTTTCTTTCTTTTGGCCATATGAAATTTTCATTTACCATGGTATCATAATCTGTGAAGATACCAAATATCTTATCAGCAGTTATTAATGTTTCTGGCTTTATACGACCACCTAAATACTCTCTTAATATGTTAGAGTGTTGTCCGTCTTTAATACCTAAACAAATATCTATGTGCTTATACTTATCAAACAAGTATCTCATTTCTTCTGTAATAGCGTATGTCATTTTTTGTTTCATTTTCTTATATGTAATATAATTCTTTTCACATTCTTGTTCTAACAATTCACGAACATAGTATTTCTTTCTTGATAAGTTAGCAACTAGAAAATCCTTTAACTCATCATTATACTTTCGAGCTAACTTGGCAAAGTGATACTTGTCTTTTCTTTTCATAAAAGATTCTAACTTGGCTGACACCTTCCCATTGTACTTAAAGTAATCATAACTTTCTGTATAGAAATGATTATTGATTGCTAAGTATAAACAGTAAGCATCGAATCCTTCTCTACTTGTCATTAATAATACCTTTCTACAGAAAGTGAATTGGCGTCATGTCTTATTCTCTCTTTTCGAATTGCTTCTTTCTTCATTCTTTGTCTTTTCTGTGCTGGCTTTTCGTAGTATTCTCTTTTCTTAATTTCTTGTAGAGTTCCTGCACGTTCAACTTTCTTTTTAAACTTTCGTAACATTTGATCAAAAGACATAGGTCTTTTTTTCTTATCAAAGCTCTTTTTGAATTGTTTTCTTTGTTGGTAAGGTTTTTGTTTTTGTGGTATCATATTGGTAACTTCGCGTGTGATTCTTTTAAAAATCTTAAACCGACCGCCTCGGCTTTGATCTTTTCTTTTAGTGGTGGTGTAACTAAACCCTTAACGGATTCTGGTTCTAAATGATTCTCTTGACAAAAATAAACTATAGCGTCTATATAAGTTAATTTTTTGTCTATAACTATTTGTTCTATAGACGTTGCAAATTTCTTTTTAGTTAATATCATAATCCATGTTCAGTTCGGTATTGTTCTCTTAAATCTTTTAAAGGAGTAATCCAATTTTTTGGCTCTTCAACAAATAGTTGTGATTGTCCTGTTTCTTCTACAGCTACAATAGTCACTATTCTTTCTATTGGTACATTATACATTTCTTCAAACATTGTTGCATACGCTGTTTCCTGCATGAAGTATCCTTTAATCTTACTAGGTGTTTTTCTTTTTGTTGATGTTTTAAAATCAATGACTGAAACTTTTCCTGCAAACTCTGCTATACAATCAACACGACCTGCCATTTCAAGATCATTACTATACATAGAACCTTCTAACATATAGATATCTCCTAGTTTAGATGTCAATTCTTTTGTCTGATTAAACATCATTAAATCTAATGGAGTTATTTCTTTTAATTTTTCTTCTGTAAGTTTGTTATTTAAAAAGTCTTCTTGAAGATGATGATATCTAGAACCACGACCCATAGCCTTTCGAGAAATTTTATTAGCCTTTTCTTCTCCGACAGCGGCTCTCCATTTCTTAACCCAAACTCTATTCATCATACCTGTAACTGTTGTTACTGAAGGATAATGTTTACCTTCTGGTGTTGTATAATATCTCTTTCCATCTATGTTTTCTGTAGGTAATGAGATAGGATCATACCCTTCTAAATGATTAAACATCTTTTGCTCCTGTTAATCCATGTTTCTTAGCTATCTTATCTGTAGCTACTTGTTTTGCTGATCTACGATTGTGAGCTTGGTCAACAGCTCCGCCAGGATATGCTTCACCAACCTTTTGTAATACTTCTTTAAACCCGCCTAACTTTCCTGTACTAACTCTAGCTCCACTTACTATATTGGGTGCTTGAATTATTTGTTTCAAATTGTGAATCTTTTTATATTCTTGCATTTCTCCGAAAGACATAAACACTTCATGTTGTTCACCTGTCTCTATATCTTCTAATGTATAAGTTGGCATCACTTCTTAATCTCTATATCTTCAAATTCCATTTCACCATCTGCTCCGATCTTAACCCACTTCTCTCCTTCTTTAACTCTATAACCAGGTTGTGGTGGCATTTTAAAGTTCTTTGGTTTTGAATCTAAAACATCAGGCCAATCATCAATTTGTTTTTGAATCTTATCACTTGCTTCGCTTTCATAATGATTAACATTTTTTGATAATTCAACAAGTAATTGTCGTTCTTTTATCAATTCTTCTGTTGCTGAATCCTTGTCTTGAATCAACTCTAAAATTCTTTTCTGAGCATTAGCTAATTGACCTTGTAAGTCTTTTAAATTCCTTTGTAGTATTACAATTTCAGCTGCATTGTTTGTTAAGTGTTTACCCATTATTTTTCCTTCTATTTAAAAATAATTTTATTACTCCTAATTCAGATTCTTTAAAATCTTTCATTTCTTTAGGACCCCATACGGTTCCGTATCTAACACACTTCCCAGCTGTATCACAATATAAATTCCAATCTTCATCAGTCATTTGTGTTTTATGAGTTTTGTTATCAGTTACTTTAAATATTTCTTGACCTAATTTTGTAAAAAATATTTCTCTCTCGGACATATCATAAAGTCCTTTTGGTTTTCCTCGCTGATTTAATTCAATCTGTTTCATCATCTTCCTTTTTTTTAAATCGAGTTGTAGCATCTACAACATTATTATCTTTTAATTCATCTTGCATTTCATCAAGTCTATTTGAAAGTTCTTCTTCACTATCTAAAGGATCGAAAGGAGATTCTGCAAAACCTAATTTGACATTCAAATCTTCATTTAATATTTCTGATGCAATACTTCCTGTTGGAGAATGCATTATCAAGTTATCTAATCCTTCTCCATTCTTGAAGAAAGTATCAAGCATCAAAGCAAATTGAACAGCTGTTTTATAAATTTCTTGTTCAGGCCAATCTGTCTCACGAAGAATAGTTTCATCATCTTCACCAAATAAAAGGTCTATTGTTTTATCTGATCTTAATCTAATGATGGCGTCGCCCTCATTTATCTTTATATGAAATGTCTTTTTATTCTTTATCATTCTTTCTTAATTCTTTCGGAGACACTTCATTTATTTTATCAATTAATAATTCAGTTCTAATATGCTTCATAAATTTAAAATAATCAGAATCATTAAAAAATTTATGTTCTCTTAAATATTGAAGCATAAAAACAGAACCTTCTTTCTCTCCCTTTTTCCAGGAGACCCAAGAAGCTACTACTACTAATGTGATGTATGCTATTCCGGTTAGGACATTAAATGTTGTTATTGTCATTGTGTATCATTATATAATAAGTGTACCAGCGGTATCAAGTTTTATCTGGTAATTTTTTGTAATCTGTCAATTTGTTGTTGTATGATGGCTTTTCTATTTGGCCAGTATATGTATTCTTTGTCTTCGTTCTTCATGAGATTTTGAAGTAACGGTAGAATGAGTTTTTCACATTCTATTAATCTATCTTTAAAGTCTAATGACTCTGTTGAACCTACTCTTGTTAATGTATCTTTATGTTCTTCTAATTCAGATAATGAGTTAGATACTAATTTAGTTAGTAAGTCTACTTTTGAATCTAGTTCTTCTATTGCAGCTGAACTAGCTTGTCCTGCAGAGGACTTGGCAACGGCTTTTAATTGATCAGCAACTTCTTTACCAATACTAGCATCTTCACCAGTCTTGGTTTTTAATTCATCTTGATCTACAGCTGTAAATCCAAAATCGTTAATGTCACCCATTTATTACTTGCCTCATAATTATTTTTGTACCTCGTCTTACAAGTTCATGTCTAATCTTTTGTTTGACTTTAGGTTTAGTATTATGTTTGTTTAATTCTTCGAACAGTTCTTTTTTTGAAATTGTTTTAATATAATGATGCTTCATTGTTGACGTACCTATAGCACCACTGAATCGATCTTTTCGAACAAATTCTTTTGCTGATGGTCTAAGTTTTGTTGGCATCTATATTTCCTATTTAAAGAAAGGGGAATTGCTTCCCCCAACTTATAAGCTTATTCGTCAGAGGATGATTCTTCAACACTCGGTTCAGGTTCAACTTGTGGAGTTGCGACTGCACCTGGTGCTTCTGCATCTCCTTGTTGCTCTTGAACTTCTGCTAAGAAGGTCTCTCTTAAACGACCAACTCCGGCTAGTTCTTCACCTCTAAATGCACCTCTTTGTGAGCATACATCTATTATTGAAACCACTCCGGCTATGTCTTGAGCTGTTACTATTTTTGTTTCCATTATATATTTCCTCTATAATGTTGTTAATAAAAAATGAGTAAAATCATTTCTACTCACTACTATAATATTATCTCATAGTTTCTTGATTTGTCAAGGCTTTTTTTCGCCTAAAACAAATAATTCTTCTTCTTTGTCTCTGTTTTTTCCATGATGGATGAATTCTTCTATTCATCAAGCAGGAAATCTAGATACAGTGGTTACTTTAGCAGGAACGTCACTATCGTTTTGTTTAACTAACGGAGTTAGCTCTTCAATAGTTACAGTTGCTATATAACCAGATTGGGTTCCTGTTCCTTTCCATGTGGAAGTTACAGCATCCCAAATAAATTCTATTTGTGTATTTAACATTGGATCATGTAGTTGTAGAAAACCGTAAGTAGGATCATAGTGTCTTAACTCTCCTACTCTATTAGAACTACCTGTGGAATAAGAAATAGTTCTTTCCTCTATTGTTAATCCTAATTTGTTATTTACATCAGCCATATAAGTATTTATTACTCTGCTTGTGTTTGTTTATTACTTATAGGTAACCAATCAGGAAAAGTTTCAAGCATTAGAGCTCTTGTCATTCCTTTGTATGGTATCTTCTTACCTACTATTGCCATAAGAAGTTTAGCTTCTGACACATGAACTGCTCTGAGTATATTTAAATACATATCCTCTCTCTTAGCTTGAGTCATATTAGGTCCACCTTTTACAAGATACTGAAACTGTCTATAAGCTCTAACTAATCTATCGTCTGCTAAATCAACGGCAGGCACATCAGAAAACTCTACACCTTCTGGTAATGGTCCATTTGGTACTAACCAAACGATTGCTGGATGGTATGCTCCTTTGATTACACTTTCTAAATCTTTTCTATGTCTGTACATAGATAAAAATTCTATTTTGTCTTTTTTGGCCTTTAGTTTAGATGCTTCCGAAAGAATTTCGGCGACGCTTGCATCATTAGGCATTTTTGGTAATGTCATAATTAATTCACCTTTAATATTATCATGTTATTATTAACTCGGCCAGTAACCTTACTAGCCTTAGAGTTTATTTCATTCATACACTTATTTAGTACAATTTTACCACCGTCTAAAACTCGTTCTATGAAATATGTTGTTTTGGTTCCTAGTTTCTTAACTTGAGATTTGTCTTCATCAAAGTTCTTTATAGATGTTCCTATAACATTTAACCCACCACGATCCATTGAGTGATAGTAGCTCAGCTGATTAGTCTTTACATTAAATAGATAGAGTATCTCAGCTCCAATAATATTACTAGGTTCTATTGATGTGATCTTATTATCTACATCTTCTTTTAGGAAATTAAGTTTAGTGACTCTTTCCTTTGCTGTAAATTGTTTTGCCTTCTTTGGTTTTCTTACAGGCTTATGATTTTCAGCATATCGTTCTGAATCTGTTTGTATTCTTTTTACAAAATTAATGAAAGCTGTTTTCTCACTTTTAGTCATGTGATTATAACCTTCTTTTAATTGTTTAGATTTCCCGTGTGCTGCTTCATAAACTTCGTCTACTAATTCTTGATATTCTTCTGGTATCTTTTTAGCTACAGTTGCAGAGACTTGATTCTCTGTTAAATACTTGTACATATCGAATGGTTCTACATCCCAAACATCAATAGCATAATCAACTTCTGCTAACAGTAATTGTACTTTGTTATCAATATTTTCTTGAACTGTTTTTCTTTTCTTCTTAACTGTTGGTTCTAATTCTTGGCCAAGATACATATTGTAAAGGCTGTGTGCTTTCTTATTATACTTTCTTAGTTCTGCGTGTATATACTTTTGATAATACTCATTACCAGTTTCACCTTCTTCTGCGTTTTTTGGTGTAGGGAATTTAACTCCCTTTTCTAAACCAGTAACTATATAAGCTAATTGATTAGGGATTATCATCTTCTTAAATTTCTTAGCATTTGTAAAGCCAAACTTGTTAGCGTACTTAGTCAACACTTCCATAGAAGTCTTTTTGTCCCACATATAATTATACCAATTGAAGAAATCATTTATTGAATGATCTTCAAAATAATCTATGTCAGGTTCGGGCCCGTAATGTATATCATCCAGAGACTTTCTTTCGACTTTATTTTTTCTTTTTACTTTTCTTTTTGCCATATTAATTTATTTATAAAAAATGTGTTCTTCTATTTGAGTTATTTTTCTCAATCCTGCAGTCCAGTAAGGTTCTACCTTGATACTATGGTAATGTGTAGAGCCGTCTGTAACGTCCACAGGTCGCTTCTCCAAGAAGCTTATTGCTAAGTTGAATGATTGTTCATACGAAAATCCCCAAGTTTCTACAGGTTCATCTTTAAGGCCATCACAGTACCAACTGAATTGACATGAGTGTAAATCTATTCGTCCACTAGGATAATATCTTGTTTGAGTTACTACACCACATATGGTGTTAGGATACTTTGAATTCTCAACTCGGTTAAGAGTTACTTGAGCTACTGCTAACTTTCCGTGTGTTGATTGATTTCGTGCTTCCCAATAAATGTTAGATGCAAGACAATGATAGTCATTATCAAGATTGAATGGAAAGTCTTCTAACTTCAAAGGTTCTGTTTTAATTTCTTCTACTGTTTCTTTTAATTCAACTATGTCACGTTGCATGTTCTCTTGTGCGTAACCAATAAACACTAATACAAGAACAACATAAATTCTAAATATAATCTTAATCATAATTAAATACGAGGGTCTTTTTCAAGACCCAAGGGTAATTTACTCTAGGAGATAGTTGTGTGAAGAACTCCTTTAAGAGCGGAAGGACACCAATCGACTCTACTTTACTTCTACGTTCACACGAAGTATTTTGTTTTAAAATAGTCATTATTATTTATTATATATAAGAGAGAGGAATCGGTACACTTAGGGAAATTTCACTTAGTACAGTATATATCATTACGAAACCCAATTTACGAAATACCACTCGGGACTCCTCTCAAAACTTTAAAATAACCTTTGTTGTTTGCTTCTTAAAGAAGGAAAATTCTTTTCCCTTGCTTCTGTCAACCATGCATTGTACTCAGGTGTACTCACAATGTAGTACCCCAAATCTCTGTCATAATGAACATCAAGTTCATCAGCTTCTTTATGAGTGATCCAACCATGTCCTTTGACATGCTTTAAATCCTCGATTGAAACTTTGTAATGAGAACCAAATGCATCTTCAACATAAATTGTTTTAGTCATTGGTCCTGTTGCATAGTTTGATTCACCGTAATTTACTTTTCCAACTTTTTCTATAATTGGATAATCTGGTTTCATCCAGTAATTTGATTCGAATTGAGGTTTTTCAATGCATTTTTCTAAGCCTTGTTTAACTTCTAATCCGATATAATCACAATATTTACCGTTCATATTCTACTCCTATTTCTTTATTAAATTTTTGATCTAACCAATCGTGATGTTCTCGATAGTATGCGTCAATACTACGAAATGGTTTATCTCGATTAATTTCTCGTTCTTTGCAATTTTCAAAATACATTTTTGTCAACCACATTCTAAATTGTTCTTCCATTAGAAAGGACCTCCTATATTTATTTCAACTTCTTTAAATTTTCTTCTTGATTTTGAAAATGCTGTTATTGGTTTTTTAAATTCGATATACTCATTTGATCCATCAATGATATAAGCTTTTAATGCTCCTGCTTCATTGAGTATGTAAGTATGAGCTGGGACTTTAAAGTGATTTACTTTATCCCATTTAGTTATTTCTTTTAGTCCTACCATCCACTTGTCCAATGTACATATTGGTCCTCACACTCTGGATTCCCACAAAGACACAATCCTTTCAAAAGATTGAGTACTGAGCCTTTGTGAAAGTTGTTTCCGTTGTTATCTTCTCTAGTTGGAATTCGTCCTGTTATTTCTACGAACTCACGAACAGCATCTTTGTCATGTTCTGTAACTTTGTAGTAAGGACTGAAATCTATGTGGACATCATTACCGTTATTGTCTTCGAAGAAATGAAATCGTTTGATGTTATCATCTTCGTAATCATCCCAATAGTGATATTGTCCTAGTGTTAATTCTGCGTTCATTATGCTGTCCCCGCTTTCATTTCGTAACCTGGCATTCCAGTTGAGCCGGGAAGGTATTTTGGACCAGTCCAGCTGATTTCGTAATTGTCGTTAAAGATGTTACCTCTTGGTTTGTTGAGAGCTGGTGCGCTCCATCCTGAGGCTTTAAGAATATCGCCTTCTTTAAAATTTTTGTTCTTGAGATTGATAAATCCCCAAACTGATTTTTCAGTTATGATTTTTAGATATTTTGTACCAGGAAGATATTCAAGTCCTG